CAGTTCGAGCAAGTGAAGCAAGAGCATTACTTGATATAGCAAAAGAAACATCTCCTGCTAGGTTCATTGCAAAACTTGATAAATACGCAGAAAAGTATAATCTTCCTGATAGGGGTGTTGAACTAGCAAGGCTTATAAAAGAACGTCCAGAGCAAATATATATGGCTACGGATGACTTTTTTAAAATGAATGCTTTTGCTAATGAGCTTGCTACGCTTCGTAAAGCACACAAGGGAGATGCTTCTTGGACTCCTGAAAGATTAGAAAAAGCTGCCGCAGAAATTGTTAAGGATACAATGCCTAACTACGATAGAGTTTTTAAAGGAGTAAAAGCTTTACGAGAAATGCCTGTAGGTAACTTCGTTTCGTTTCCTGCTGAAATTATGAGAACAAGTGTTAATATTATTAAGCGAGGAATTGACGAGGGCGTTGAAGGAATTAGAACAGGTAATGCTACGTTAGCTAAACGAGGAGCGCAAAGATTAGCTGGCTTTGGTACACTCAATGCTGGTTGGTTTGCAATAGGACACGCAGGACATAATCTAATGAGTAATAAACTATTAGGTTTTACAGACCTGCAAAATCAAGGCGCACAAGTAAATGCAGAAGGTTTCACTGTCAACCACAACAAACAGTTTTTGCGTGGTGAAGACGGAGAGATGTATGTACACGACCCAACTTATTTAAACTCATATAATATTTGGCAAGATATGGCTTTAGGTTTCCATAGAGAATTGTCTTTGGGTAAATTAAACGGTGAACAAGCTACTGAAAGACTTTCTTCTGCTATGATGAGTGCCGTAGGTTCTATGATACAACCGTTTACAGATGAAGCAATGTTTACTTCTTTAATGACTGATTTAAATTATGCTTGGCAAAATGAGCAAGGAAGAACATCTGCGGGTAGACAAGTATTTGAAGATAAAGATAGTTTAGGTGAATCTGTTTTTGATGCTATGGGATATGTTGCATTAAACTTTGCTCCGGGTTTTGTACTCGACAGTAAAAAGTTTGCTGAAGCAGTATTTGAAACTCCAAACGAAACTACGGGACTTAAAAGAAGTTTAAGGGGAAGAACAGTTGAAATGCTTTCTGGTATTAATTTTCGTAAGTATAAGCCAGAAGATAACTTTCAATATCATGTAAAAAAATATAATCGTATTGCAAACTATGAGATTCCTAAGGTACGTCCACGTTTCGGAAAAGATACCGAAGATTACTTTGAAATATATACTCAAGCACAAGCTAAAAAATATGCAGCTTCTCAAGAATTATACAGACAAGTTGAAGCTATGCGTAACTTAGGTTTTAAAGCTTTTGAAATTTGGAAATTAATGGAAGAAGCTGGATTACGAAATAGAACAATTAGAAGAAGTTTTATGAGGGGTAAATTTGCACCTGATAAAATAAGTATTCCTGTTCAAAAAGAAATTATTAAAAGAGCAAAAGATAAAAATTCAATGAAAGCAGATATGTATAAAATTAAACAATATACTGATTTCATGTCTTATCTTAGTTTGCAGCCCGTAGAAAAAGAGGATATAAAAAGTTCTCGTATAGTTCGTGATGAGATGTCCTTGAAGGATTTTGAAAGGTTGAAATTTAAAAAGGGTGGTGAAGTATATAACGTAGCTAATGTTGGAACAGAACCTGATGAACGTATAGATAAGATGACAGGAATGCCTTACAACATGCAAGCGGGTTCAGCATTTATGGATGACGAAGACCCTCTAAAACGGTTAGGCTTTACAGGTGGTGGACAAGTAGACCCTCTTGTACGTTTAGGATTTTTTAAAGGCGGTAAAATTTTAGGAAGCCTACAGCGTTCTCGATTTATGGAAGGTGGTTCAACATATAAAATACAAAGCGGCGATACACTTTCAGAAATCGCAGAGACACAGGGAGTATCACAAGCAGAGCTTCAAGAACTAAACCAAATTGAAAACCCCGATAAAATTTTAGCAGGTGCTGAGTTACAACTTCCTGAGCGTGAAGAGGCTATATCTGAGGAAGTAGTATCCGAAGAATTTACAGAACAAGACACAGCTAATGTAGCAGCAGATGCTCTTCGTGAGGTTATTTTATCGGATAGAGATTTAGAAACAGAAATAGAAACTGAAAAAAAGAGGGGAATATCGTTTAGTTTGATACCAGAAGCACAGGCAGCTACAGGAGATGTAGAGGACTCGGATAAAGAATATGGCCCCGTAGATGCGTTGATTGATATATCTACGGCTTCACTGACAGGGAAAGAACGTTCTGATAAAATTAAAGACATAGAGGAAGAATTAAAAGATGATGATTACGAAGGTTTATTTGGAGAGGGTAAACTTCACCTGCATCAAGTTTTAAATGAAATTAAAAAAGACTTGAGCGAGGGACAAATTAATTCTTTAGAGGCAGGTCTTCGTGAAATGGGTGCTAGAATAGATATGTTGTTTGCTCCCGTAGGAGAACTTGTAGGTACAGTAGCGTCTGCTTTAACTCCTGACGCTATTGAAGAACCGATTAAAAGAGAACTGGCAGAGGTCGGAGAAAATATTGGAGAGTGGATAAAAGAAAACGGATACGAACAGTATGCAAAAAATATTAATGCTGCTATATCTATTTTAGGAATAATTCCTACGGCACAGGTTCTTAAAAGAGGTGTGAATACTATAGCAGCAGGTACTAAGACAAAGCTCGATAAATTTTATAACAAAGGATTTGATAAAGATGGAAAGGCTATACCTTTTGAAAGTCCTTTAGAAAGAAAAATTTCTCAAACAACTTCAGCAGGTATTGCTTTTAGTCGAGCAGGTCCAGAAGGTATTGTTGATGCTCTTTTGCCGGGAATGATAGCCCGTAGAAGAGCAGGGGCAGCAGGTACTAAACGAAAAGAAATTATTAGAGAAGCAGAAACTGCAAATATTGAGGACGCTTATGCCTCTGCAATCGCTGGAAGAAACATTGTAGACCAAAGCCCTAATACAGCACAAGGAGATTTGTTAAAAGATTCAGCTATAGAAAAATCCTATATTTATAAAACCGAAGAGTTGTCTAATGATAAGGAAATAAGGGCTGCTTTATTTAAAGACAACAATGATTTTGATATTCCGATGGTAATTCAAGACAGGGCAATGGACCACATAACTTCCGTTTGGACAGCAGGAATAAATGTCACTGTAAAGGGAAGAAAAATAAGCTCGGAGCGCCCCATGAATCCCAACAATACTGATGTAGATATTAAGAGATTAGATGGTCCACAGCAGTTGTTAGGAGAATCACATGGAACTTCAGATATAGCTGCTAACTCACTCAGAAAAATATTTGCAGGTAATAACAGAATTAAAATGGCAAAATATATTAACCAGCTAAATCCTGATGGGACACCTAAAGCTGGGGTAAGGCTAACGGGTGGTAAGCCACAAAAAGCTTCTTTGGGAACTAAAAGAAATACAGACGTAAATGTTGACAACACTTTAGCTGGTGCTACGCCAGAACAAATTAAAGCGTGGCTAGATTTTGATAGTGGTGGTAAACAAGGAGCCTCCGTTTCATTCAAAGTAGATGAACAAAATCCAAATATAGTTTATTGGCAAGATAGCCATACCTCTAAATCTAAAGAGTCTGGAGGAGTCAATGATTTTATAGCGATGGATTTAAAAACGGGCGATGTCTACACAATAATTTCCGATAAGCATGATATGTTAGCGAACTTAGACCCACTCGGAGGCAGTTCTCGTTTAACTATTGCACCTATGACTAAAAGAAATTTTAAAGACCCTAAGAAAGTAGGAACGCACAAGCAAAGAGATTATCAAGGAGAAGCACAAGCAACACTTGATATGTTAGAAAAATATAAATTAGAACTACCAGATGGCGGTCTAACTATGCCTACATATGACCCCGTAACAGGACTTATTCCTACAGGAACAAAAACTGTTAAGCTTTTAAAGGAAACAAAAGCAGACATGGATACTCTTAGAAAAATTGCAAACGCAGAAAAAATAGAAAAAGTGGGGAATAGTTGGAAGGTAGACGGCACGACAGTATCTAAGGGTGAGCTTGAGGCGGCAACTCACATAAACCTAACTGCCATAGCACACTTTTCTGGAAAGGCCAGCGCAAAAGATTACGGCGTATTGGCTCGAAGATTAGGTAAGGGTAGTGCAGCAGCAGGATTTCTTATGGGCGAATCTGCCGAAGAACCTAAAAGGAAAGGCTCAGTATTAGGTGGCCTAATAAATATATCAAACCAAAAGGATACAATACCTGTTATACCCAACGGTAAAGTCTTAGGAGCTTTATCTAGAGTAGCAGTCAATGCCTGACCCACTTACCGTAACTGCGGCTATCTCGTTAGCAGGTAAAGCTTTCTCAGGTGTCAAAAAAATGATTCAGACGGGGCGTGAAGTAGAGGATTGTTTTGGACAGATAAGTGCGTGGTTTGAGTGCGTACACGACGTAAATAAAGCAAAGGAACGAGCAAAGAATCCTACGTTTTTTCAGAAGATGACAGATGGTGCTAGTATCGAGAAGCAAGCCCTTGATTCCGTAATAGCACAGAAGCAACTACAAGAACAGCGCACACAGTTAAGGTCATTAGTTATGATGCGATATGGAATAGATACGTGGAATGACTTACGAGCTACCGAAACCAAGATAAGAGCAGAGAGAACGAGAATGATACATCAAAAAATAGAGTTTCGTAGAAAGCTAATTGATTTCATAGTTGTTTCAGTTGGCTCTTTAGTTTCTTTAGGAATTATATTTTTTATTGTATGGTTAGCGTTTCAAGGGGGGTAACGAATGTTATTTAATTTTTTGAACGAGGTACTTAAAAAGGTAGATAATTTTTTTAGAAGGATACGCAAATGAGTTTAGTATTTCATAGTGCGGCGGCTACCAAAGTAAAAGAAATTCTCAAAGAAGAACCAGAGGCATCAGAAGATATAAGCCTTAGAGTATTTGTAGAGGGAGGCGGTTGCTCAGGGTTTCAGTATGGCTTTACCTTTGACGATAAAAAAGAAGAAGATGAAGTCGTAGTTACTGATGGTATAGCCCTAGTCGTAGACCCGTTAAGCTTTCAGTATTTAGACGGGGCTGAGATAGACTACTCAACAAGTCCTTTCTCATCTCAGTT